CCATATAACGTATTCTTCGGATTGATCAGTATCATCCTCTGCCTCCACCGGCGAGGGACGGCATAGCCCGCCGCCTTCTCTCGCCTATCCCGTCGCCTTCGCATCCGGCCGTGGGTCACTCTGTCGCCCCCTCTCCATCTTTGCCGGGTGACGCCAGCCACGCCCGGAAGTCGTCGGGCCGCTCCTCGAGGACCCTATCCAGAATGAAAAAGATGGAAGACCGAGGGAGCCGGGACAGCCTCACGTCCTCGCCCCCTCAGGCTGATTGAACCCCCTGGAGGTGGAAGGCTTCGGAACTCTCGCCCCCTCCTCTCTCGTCTTCGCGTTGCGCTCGTCTATCCTCGCTTTCCGCTCCAGATCGCCCCGGACGGTCTTCATGTGCTTGCACTCGCCGCCCCTGAATCGATAAGAGGGGCAAGAGCACTGATCCCGCCGAACGAGATAATACCCGTTCACCTTCGAGGCTCGCACGAACGCCACGGGCTCCGAGAAGCCAGCCGCCGCGCCGAAGATCAGAGTATTCGGTAGTTCTTCGCCACGAAAGCCCCGAGACCTCGCCAGGTATTCGACGCCCTGGGGGGCGTGGACGCCTTCGGGAAGATCTTCTTGTAGCTCGATGCCTATCGTTTTTGCTATGCTCAACATTTGGACTCACCACAATCTAATAGGCATATAAGTTATTTAAAGTTATTGTTAGTAATTTCTAGTAACTAAACATAACTTATATAAAGCAATAAAACCAAATTAGGCAAACATGAGGGAATATACCACAATCGCAAAAGTGTTTAGTGGTGGGAAGGTTACGGTCCCGAAACCGATTAGAGACGCTATGAGACTTCGAGACGGTGACCTTGTAGAGATCACAATTAGAATCGTAGAAGAGGAACCAGAAACAAGACAGGGAAACTGTGAGGCCCCCTGTCTCGTCTGATCGACATTGAGATGGTGAGTCCAAATGTCTGAGAACCATCTGCCCGCGATACCAGAAATAGCTTTTGCCTCCCCTCAGCTCCTCCTCTCCGAGATCCTGGAGAAGCTCACCGCCCTCGAAGAGAGGGAGACGGCGAGAGAGGAGAAGCTCGCTGCCCTGGAGGAGGAGAACCGGGCCCTTCGAGAGGAGATCGCATCCTTGAGGGAAGATTCCGCCCTCGAACGAGCCCACGACCGCAAAAGGATCACCGATTTGGAGAAGCTCGCGGAGACGGAAGCGCGTGATGCCGCCCTGGCCCGCCAGAGGATCAGCAAGCTTGAAGCCCCGGCCCCAACCCTCCGAGAAGAGACCGCCGCCGCCCACCTGGACAGCCTATTCTCGGAGATGAAACGGCTTAGGATGCGACAGACCACAACGAAAGACGCCGCCCGCCTTCTCGGAGTCAGCAAACCGCTCATTGATAAGATAAAACCGTATCTAGCGGCCGATCCTCGATTTGTAATCCTGAGAGATCCCCACCACAAACAACGTCACCTTATTAGATTAGCGGGGACGTGAAACCGCGTAATTATGCGGTTATGGTTTTTCGGATAAATCGCTAGCGGCTAAAAATCACAACGTCGAAAGTGATGATCTTTCGATGATATATGATATGGTCTAATCGGAGATATAGATATAGAAGAAGCAATAATATATAAGCAAAATAGAAAATTCGGTTCCTGGTCGTATTCTCGCCAAACCGTAACCGCGTAATTATGCGGTTCCATCTCGCCCCTCTTCTCTCAATTTTTAATCTCATCGTCGTGGCGATGTGTCACGCTCGCTTAGTTATGTGACCCTCGCCCTCGTTTATCTCCGGAGAGTCACATAACTAAGATCGCCCTCTCACCTCGTTGTAAATTGCAAGAAGTCAGCTTGGGGTAAACTCTACCCTAAGCTGTGTTGCAACCGCCCTCTCGTCTCGTTGTAAATTGCAAGGTCCCTGATACCCTTGGGTAGAGTTTACCCCAGGGTCAGGTTGCAACCGCCCCGCCCGTCTGGCCGCCGGGTGCTTCTGTATCCCGCCGCAAAATATCCGGCCTTCTAGGGGTTTTTAAATCGGTCGTGAATAAAAATACTCGCCGCTCAGAGCTTTTCGATCTTCTCCCTCAGCTCGAAGGTATACCGCCGGGCCTTCTTCCCGCCCCGGTGACAGTTGATCGCTTGGACCCCCGCCGCCCTCATCAGGACCCCGAACGGCCTCGACTCGATCCCCGCCACCTCGGCCACCTCGGCCGTCGTGGGCTCTCTCCCCGAGTCCATTTCGGCGAGGATGAACCGTTTCGCGGTTGCGATCGGGTCCGGTTTCACCATAGTTTCATCTTGGTTTAATTCTGGTTTCACTTTGGTTTCACTCTGGTTTAATCCTGGTTTAATCCTGGTTTCACTTTGGTAAAACGCTATCCTCTCATCGATAAGCTTGATAATTTCATCCCGATACGGGATCTCTCGTTTGATTCCTAAATGAGCCTCTAGAGCCTCCCTCACCACCTCAGATTTAGGCCGCCCTGTATCTTTCAGGGCATCGTCTAGCTCGTCCGGTATCTTGACCCCTAGGTATCTCATGGGTTTCATTCTGGTTGAACTAGGATAAAACTTTATATTCTACTAGCCCTAATAAGGGCCTATCATGGCGGAGATGGAGCACCGAGAGCATCGACTCTATGTGGGGAAGGTAGGAGAGCTTAAACCCCTGATCGATCAGGACGCCAAAGAGGCGCTTAACCTCAAAGACTCGGACGACGTTGAAATAGTGGTCCGAAGGCTGAATAAAAAAGAGCCGATGACTCCCGAGGAGTTCGCTGCTTATCGAAAACGTCTCAGTGCGTCTATCCTAATTCGCGGCGTATGACGATGATTTTATAAAACAGCCCCAAACGGGTGCTTGTGGAGAAAAGTAAATCCGTGGAGGATTGAGGAGGAGGGCCTACGGCCATCAACTCCTCCTCTTATCGCTTATTCCCTTTCCGCCGGTTCGTAGTTCGGCTCACTATCCTAAGATTCCTTCGACTGTTGGACCCGCCCTTTGAGAGAGGGACTTTGTGATCCACCTCTTTCCCGTCGCCCTTGCGGACCCTGCCCTCTTTCTCCATTTTTCGCCTCGCAGCGTTCCGCATGTCGCGCCGCTTGATCTGCTCTGGCTTGCCGTGATATTCCCTGTATTCTTTCTTGTAGTCCCGCTTCTTAGCGGTTTTCGTCTTGCTCTTGGCCTTGCTCTTGGGCTCAATCATAATATGCCCCCTTCGAGTTCGTCGAATAACCTAGCAGACAACGACAACCTATGCTCTCAAATCCTGGCCCGTCACCTGGGAACATCGGCCGCCCACCATACGGGAAGGGCTCATCTATCCTGACCTTCACACCGTCTCTTTTTTTATGCAATCGGCGGGTTGAGCCATCGCCAATTGCATCCCATATTTTGTACTTGAAGATGCCCCGCTCTATCTGTAGCTCGAATTTTGAGCCGTTGATCGCCCGGTTGCGCTCGGTCCGAGCTATCCTTCGGGCTCTCGCAGGGCTGCATAATGGCGAATCGGCGAGGAGCTTCGGAGCTTCACGCTCGGTGATGGGCCAGTTTTTGACGAAAATTTTTTTGATATAATTTATGTCGGTCTCGGCCATCTGGCCCGCGAGTCGGTTCAGCCCATGATTCTTGAAATAGTGTTTGCCCCGAACGGTCGGGATTTCCTCAAGCACGAACGGCCCAAACATGCGATTTTTGCTTATGAGCTGGTGCCGGAGCTGGCCAGAACAGGCTAAAGTTACGTAGTATTCCGGATCGTCCGCCGCCGCCCTCTCAGCCGCCGAGAAATATCCGCTCTTCGTTAGCGCCCCGACGATCGGCGACCGGATCGCCAGCAGGCAGCGTATAGCCTCAATTTCGTCCATGTAGCCACCCAAAAAGAGGAGGGAACGCCCGCCACTCAGGGCAGGGCGTAAGCGTCGATCGATCCGGCGATGGACGTTCCGGCGATGTCGATATGGATCGTCCCGTCTGCCTGGAGGAACCGGGCCGTCTCGATGGGACCGATGCAGACCCTTTCAGCCCCGCCAGCGGCCTCAAAGACGAGATCGCCTAACCCCCGCCTGAAAGCAGGGTGAGCCGTCCCGGCCACGATGGTTATCGTGTCGGCGGCTGTGGCGGCGGACAGCTCGAAGGACAGGATCAGCCTCTTGAAGTTGGCCCCCTCGGCGATCACGTGGTCATTCGCCTTGTCTATGGCGTCGGCGGTCTCGTGGTTTGCGAAAGCCCCGGCCAGCTCGTTTACCGTGATTTCAGATCTAGTCATCCTCTATCCCCTCCCTCAGCTCTTGCTGCACGTCAGGACGCACAGGCATTCAGGATCGATGACCTTCGCACCATAGCAGTGCAGACCCCTCAAAGCGTCTGCGAAGAACTTTTCCGGCCGATAGGCCTCGGTGTCATTAACCGAGTCCGCGAAAGTGGTCGCTCTGGAGGTCCCGGCCAGGACCTTGTACTTCGTCCCGGTGGTGTTCGGTACGTTGTTGGACTGGAGAAGGGAGAAGCCGAAAAGCTTCGCGACCTCACCGTTGAGCATCACGCCCTCGACGCCAGACCAGACGGGTTGAGCGATCTCTCCATCCTTGATGAGCTGCCCGACCACCCAAGGCGGAAGGATAGCCCATCGCCCCTGAGAGGGCACGTTGGCTTCATCAAGGGCCACCTTCACGGCGAGAAGCTCCTCGATGACGCTGTCGGTGGAGCCATCGAAGACCTTCGGGACGGAATCGGACCCCACGGCGTTCCCGGCCTGGGTGGCCATGATCCCGGCGATGTACTCGTCTGCGACTTCGGCGAGCTGATAAGCTGCGTCCCTCGTCGCCGACTCCATCAGGGCGACGTTCATCTGAGCCTGGTCGATGTCCTCGATCCTGAAATTGAAGTACTTGGACTGGGTGATCTCCAGGGTGGTGCTGGCGTCGTCCAGCTCTTCAGGGTCACCTATCCCCGTGCTGCCGTCGTAGTTTCCGATGCTTACGGGCCCATGGGCGGTGATTCGGCACGTGTCGCCCTTGCCCTTGATCTCTCCTTCATAGTCTCTGTTGATTACGCCAGCCTGGCCGTAAACCAGGCTCTTCTGGAGACTCTCTAATATCTTGGCGCTCCAGACCTCGCCTATAAAGCTACTGATCGTCATATCTCACTAACCCCCATTAGTGGTTTTACTATCCCCTGCTGAGACTCCCATCTTTGAGCTGGCTCTTGATCTGAGGCCAGTTGGCCGTGATCTCCTCGGGCGTCATCTTCTTGATGTCGGCCCTTGTGAGCGGTCTCTTCGCCTCCACGGGTGGCGCCGTTCCCGCACCTACCGCCGGACCTGGCCCCATCGCCTCGGCGAGTCTCTTCGCGTCGGCTTCCAGCTCTTCGGGTGTCGTCCCCTGGAGCCTGTCGGCCAGCCCTTCAGGCAGCCCCGCCGCCTTTGCGATCTCTGCCTTCATGGCCCGAGTCTCGGAGTCCCTCAGTTTGCCGTCCCTGTCGGCCAGATCGGCTTTCAGGGCCGTATTTTCCGCCTTCAGCTCGGCGTGGGAGGCTCTTGTAGCCTCCAGTTCGGCCTTGATTTGATCATAATCGGCATATTTCGCCTTTTCTCTGGCTAATCTATCCTTCACGATCTCATCAACGTCCGTTTGGCTAAATTTCTTGTCTTCATCCGCCATAGCGTGAAATACCCCCGGATTTTACGCTTCCGTAAGCTAAGTCATAGATAATCATTAAACGAAATTGTAAGACGCCTCTCGCGTCTCCTCGGCGATCTTCGCCTCTTCCCAATCGAGATCGGCCTCGGTGGCGTCGGGATCGAGGCGGGCCAGGGCCGAGCGTGTCGAGGTGAGCCCCGCCACCTTCCGTTTTGATTCGACATCGGCGGCCTCGACGGGATCGGCTGGAAGGGCTGATCTCCATTCGATGGAGAGGTTCTGGAGCTCCTCAGAGCCTGGGAACCGGCCTGCGACCTCCAGGGATGCACATAGCCTCAGAGCATGGAGGATGGGGCGCTTCGTCCTCGCCCTCAGCCTCGCCACCTTGGCGAGGGTCGGGATAGCCAGCCTCTTGAGGGCGCTTCCAGACTCGGCGAGGCCGTTCTTCACGTCGCCGAGGAGGGCGGGCGAGATCTCGCCAAGGGCCATTAATTCGCTCTTGATCTCCTCGATTTGGGCGAAGTTGTTCTGAAGGGAGGCGTCCCATGTCAGGTACTGAGGCAGATACGGGATCAAGAAGTCCTCGTCCCCTGCCACGAAGTAATCGAGCCGCCCGCCACCTATCTCTACAGGGGGGATATCGGATATCGACACGCGCTCGCCCGTCGCAGGGTCGCGCCAGCCGCCCATTGGCTCCGACTTGATCGGATAGATCAGATTAGGATCGCTGAATTTGTCCAACGTTCGCGACGTTCGGATCAGCCTCTTTTCGAGCTCGGCAACCAGGGCCTCGATCCCGGCGTAGTCATCGAGGCCGAAGACGCCATCGCTGGAAAGGAGCCCCGCCACCGGGATTATCAGGAAGTCGTCAAGCCCGGTCTTTACCTCCGACTTCATCCCGCCGTAACGCTCCAGGGCCGACGGTGGAAGCTCGGACGTGATCGCCGCCCCTGCATCGAGCCGGAAGAGCCTATTCTCGATGGTTCCGGGCTTGTGGATTTCCACCCTCAGGTAATGGCGCTGGATATGATCCTCATACTGGCTAAAGTTGTAACAAATACAGTGAGCCAGGACGTTCTTGGCGTCATCCGGCGAGACCACCGGGAACCAGTAGCGGGGATCTATCCTCTCGATTATTCCGCCCCTCTTCGGATCGAATCGGACCTTCAGGACCGCGTTACCGAACTTCAGAACGTCGGCGAAGAGGTCATAGACGAGGAGGTCGAAGTCGTTCGCCTCGGTGATCCTGTCCAAGGGCTCTTGATTATCGCTGAAAAGCCGGTACGGGCTCGCCAAATCTG